TTCTACTGTGACGCCCGATGGCAGTAACAATCGACGCAACAGCGGGCGGCGCAAACGCCAACAGCTACATAACCCTGGCGGAAGCTGACGCCTACGTCGAGGCGATGATCAGCAGCACGGATGTCAGCAAGTGGAGCACCGGCAACACTGACAGCCGCAATCGGGCGTTAGCAGCAGCAACGCAACGCTTGGATCGTGAACGGTTTTTAGGCGCACGCGCTACAGATACGCAAGCATTGCAGTGGCCGCGAACTGGTGTCAGAAAGCCCGACACATATGTTAATACTTATTCGACGGGGTTTCCTTTTCGTATTTCTGAGGATTACTTTACCGACACAGAGATCCCGGATCAAATCAAGCGGGCTCAGATTGAGCTTGCTGTCTACCTTCACAACAACACGGACGGCATCAGCCTCAGCGGCTTGAACGACTACAAGAACGTTCAAATTGGCAACATCAACGTCACGCCTGATAAGGCTGGCGCTGTTGGTGCTGATCACGTACCACCGATGTTTGAAAGGTACTTGACGGGCCTTAGAATTAGTGGACCAGGCAACATCGCTATTAAACGGAGCTGACCATGTACAAGGACTACGGCGCTGGTGCCGAGGTGATCACTGACACTGCTGCCCACACTGGCCGCTTCTGCGCGATCTACTTCAAAGAAGCGACCACTATCAACGCAATCACGGCAGAGAACTACACCGGCAACAGCTTGGCAAGTGAAGCCTTCCCGGCCGATTCCTACATCTATGGAGTGTTTACCAGCATCCAGCTCTCAAGCGGTGCTTGCCTTGCTTATCGAGTCTGATGGCACTTGCTCAGTCGCTAGAAAAGGTCGCCGGTAATGTCATCGATGCGCTTGGCGCTGACGTGACGATCCGATATGTCACGGCGAGTAGTTACGACACAGCGGCTGGGGCGATTACCGAGACGACAAGCGACACCGCGATAAAGGGTGTTGTCCAAGGGATCACTAAGAGCGAGGTGAATGATCAAATTCAAGCGACTGACAAACGTTTGATTGTTGCGGCGAAAGAGCTGGCTACTGCTCCTGGCACAAAGGATCGAGTGGTTATTAGCAGCGTTGAATATCAAATTATTCAAGTCGAGACGATTGACCAAGACAATACGGCTATTACTTACGAATTAGTCTTGAGGTCTTAACATGGCTAGACGTGTCATAAAGTTAAATCAAATTGGTCAACTTTCAGAAGAAAATTTATCGTCGCTAGTTGCTGCTGCAACTCTAGAAGCGGGAAGACGCTTAAAGATAAAAACGCCTGTTGATACTGGCAGACTGCGAAGTGCTTGGCAGACTGATCTTCGCAAATTTAAAGGCAGTGTGTCTAATAATGTAGAGTACGCAGCCCCCGTCGTTGCTGGCGTAAACCTTCCGCCTTCTTGGAACGGACAGTATCGAACTCGCCAAAACGCTGAGCCTTTTCTAGATATTGTTGCGAAAGACGTGCAGACTTGGATTGAGTCAAATGCGAGCCGTATCGCTTCAAGCTGATGAGCTTAAACACTATTCGCGAGGATATTGAGGCACGGATCCAGACTGAATTTGCCACTTCGCCTGTGCTGCAAGTGGCGTTTCAGAACGTCCCGTTTACTCCGCCTAACAATGCAAGCTGGATCCAGTCGCGGATCGTTTGGGGTGATTCTGCCTACTTAACCCTTTTGACGACTTCTAGCCGTGGAACGGGTGATGGCTTTGATCGTCGGAACGGGTCATTGACGTTTGACATTTTTTGCCCACGAGGTAAGGGGCCAGGTGCAGGCTTTACTATTGCCCAGCGTTGTATTGACCTGTTCTCTCGCTTGCAACTGGAGAACATTAAATTTGATGCGGCGAGCGGGCCGCGAGTTATTGAGCCAGGGGCCCCGGAAGGGTTTTCGCAGATTCAGGTGGCGATAACTTTTGAAGCTTATGAACAGAGTTAGCTGCTAGCATGAAGCAAAGCCACTTACCGTTCAGCACATGGCTGTCACTGTCCTGTCCGGTACGTCCGGCGCTCTTTATTACAAGCCAGCAGGCACCACCGGGACTTTTGGCGAGTCCGACGTGAGTGTCTCGGGTAACAGTATCACCGTTCAGACTTATCTGAACCTGAAAGTTGGTGATCCTGTTGAATTCCGTGTAATCAACTCCCAAACAGGCGGCACAGGCACAGGCACCCTGCCCGCTGGCATCACCGCAGGCACCACTTACTTCGTTATCGCCTATACCGCTTCAACTGGCGTACTGCAGGTTTCAGCAACTTCTGGCGGTTCGACAATTACCATCACTGACGATGGCACTGCTTCTGCACCTAACGAGTTCGAGGTGTTTTACGACGATTATGCGTCTGTCGGTCAAGTGCAGTCCTGGAGCTTTGAGATTGAACGCGCTGAGATTGACGTGACCACCATTGGTCAAGCTGTTGGGCAGTATGCACCGTTCCGTGCTTACATCCCTGGTTTTGCTGATGGCAATGGTTCGGCGACCATTTATGTGACCAACGAAGACTCTGCCTTGTCTAACCGCATGGTTGAAGACGTGCTGCAGCGTCAGCAAGTTGGTTGTGCTTTCAAGCTTTACACCGATAAGCAAAGCACTGAAGTGTTGAGCCGCAGCATCGCGATGGATGCAACACTGCTTACAGCAAGCTTGAACGTCAACCCAGACGATGCTCAGCAGGTTGAGATTACATTCCGCCCTGCAGGTGTCCCGACGTTCGACTTCCTGACTACTGCTTAATTTTTAAGCTCTTTAATTCATGCCCCTGGGTTGCACCAGGGGCTTTTTTGTGTTTAAAGTGTTGGCGAGCAAGATTTTTGTATGCCTGTTTCTTCTTCGTCGGCTCTTTCTCGGTTGAAAAAGGCAGCGAATCTTACTCCGATTAAGCGTGTCGTCACCCTGACGGATGGCAGCGAATTTGAGTTTTATGCCACAGCATTGACGATGGCTGAGCGCGAGTACGCGCAAAAAATGCCTAACGGTGAAGATACGAATGGGTTTGCTTTGAACTTGCTTGTGACTAAAGCAATGGATGAGTCTGGCCAGCGTTTGTTCAAGGCCGGTGAGATCGCTGAATTAAAGCATGACGTAATGGATGCTGACCTGCAGGCATTGATGCTCGCAATCATCACTAATCCTGAGGAGCAGACTGAGCTTGACATGAAAAGCTCTAAAGGTTGAACTCAAAAAGGACAACCTGTTAATGCTTCAGCTAGGCGTCGCCAAAGAGCTGGGGTATAGCTTGGCGCGTTTGCACCAAGAGATGACGTTAGAAGAGCTGTTTATATGGAGCAGTTACTTTGAGGTCTTGAACGACGAGCAAGAGGCGGCGATGAAACGTCGAAGGTAGACTTAGGAAAAGCGAAGGGTCGCGCTGTGTCTGCTATCGCCAATGTTGCGGTCGTTGTTGATGCTCGCGGCGCTAGTGCCAGTCTGCGCGGGCTGCAAACACAAGCAAGAACAACTCAAAGGGCGTTTGACGGCTTAGTTGGGACTGCCGCAAGGTTAACGGCTGCTTTTTCTGGCCTTCAAGCAATTAGATTTATTTTTGGCAAGGCAGCAGATATCCAGACGCAGGCGAAAGGGCTTGAGGTTTTAACCGGAAGCGCGACAAAAGCTGCAAAGATTATCAAGGAACTGCAAGAGCTTGGTGCGGTTACGCCATTTACGTCAGCAGAGTTGATTACGTCTGCTAAGCGCCTCCAGGCATTTGGTGTTCAAACTTCAAAAGTCGTTGCTACTACTCGTCAATTAGCAGATGTTTCAGGCGCGACGGGTGCAGAGCTTGCAGGAATTGTTACAGCGTTTGGTCAAGTTATAGCAAAGGGGCGATTGCAAGGTGAAGAGCTTTTGCAGTTTCAAGAGCGTGGTGTAGCTCTGCAAGAGCAGCTAAAAAATCAACTTGGCTTGACAGGTGAAGAATTTAGCAAACAGCTAAGTAAAGGGCAGATTGCGGCGGAAGAAGTTATCAAGGCTTTTGAAAATTTAACTAGGTCTGGTGGTAAATACGCAGATGGTGCAATCGCTCAGTCAGACACTCTTAGGGGTCGCCTCAGTACATTGCAGGATGCTGTTGAACGATTGGCTCAGCAGATCGGCCTAGTGCTTGAACCTGCTTTAAAAGGGGTGCTTAATTTAGCCATTGTAGTTGTTGAAAAATTTGGCGGGTTGTTAGCAATTATCGGCGGTGTTACGGCAGCCGTATATGCCTTAAATGTAGCTCTTGTAAGATTTGCTGGTATTGGAGTTGCTGCAATTCTTGCCAAGATTGGTGGCGGGTTAGTGACAGTAACTACCGGTTATACCGCTGCAGGCGCGGCAATCACATCTACTAATCTTGTTATCACTAAATCTACCGTAGCCTTTGGTGCACTGAAGCTAGCGATGGCAGCATTGCCCTTTGCCGCCGTTGCAGCTGGTGTTGTTCTGATAATCAATAGATTTAGACAAGCCCAGGATGAGACAGATGCTTTTTTCTTGCAGTTAGCAGAAAAGGGGCTGGAGCAAGCAGAAGCAAGTCTAGAGCGAGTGCAAAAAAATAAAAAAAGAGATGACTTGGCTAGTGCTAGGGCTACACAAGAAGGTAAAATTGCAAGTATTTTGCGTGGGCAATTAGCAACAACTGTGAGTTTGGCTACGCAAGAACAATTGCGTTTAAATCTTGCTCGAACTCGATTTGATAACCAGCTTACCGTTGCCAATGCAATGTATGGAGCATTGCTCAAGGTCAATGACCTTGAAATGCAACGCGCTCAAAATGCCGGGAATACTCAAAAACAATATCAATTACAACTTCAACGCGCAGAACTTATTTACAAGCAATCGGTCTTGCAGATTCAATCTGAAATAAGAAAAGCAGAGCTTGGGGCACTACAAGTTAAAATTGAATTTCAAAAACTTAAAGCTGCAACCTTAGCAAAAGCAGCGAAAAGCGAAGCAACTCAGGCTGATTTTGATGCGCTCGCGCTGCAGCAACAGGCGGTCGAGCTTGCATACCAAGGCGTTGACGCCGCAAAGCAAGCGGCAATGTTCCACATGCAAGGGGCGGATGCAATTCGTCAAATGACGGTTGAACAGGCCAAATTCAATGCAACACAAAGGGCAGGTGCAGCAGGTGCAGCAGGTACTACAGGCAGTGCAGGTCGTGTTGGAGGGGGCAGAGGTCTAAACATTGTCGGTGCTGGCCCACAAACTGAACTTTCTCTAGCTCTAGCGCAGCGTGGAGTTACAGGGACGTTAAGTATCGGGCAAGCTCGAGCAACACTCAGCGCCATTCGGGAGCAACAAAGGCAGCAATACATAGCTGCACAGGGTGGGCGTCAAGTAACCGGAATTGAACTATCTCGTCAAGGCTTTGCTCAAGGCGGTTATGTGACCAGGCCGACTAATGCCCTCATTGGCGAAGCTGGCGAATCTGAGTATGTGATTCCTGCCAGCAAGATGAACCGTGCAATGCAGCGTTATTCAGCTGGAGTTCGAGGCGAAGCCGTGACTGCTGGAGCGGTTGGCGCTGGAAGCACGACTAACGCGAACTACAGCAGCCAGCAAAACATGTACTACGGCGGTGGTGGGGCGTCGGTGAACATTACGACGGGGCCTGTGATTCGCATGGACAACCGCGATTACGTCACGATGGCTGACATGCAGCGCGGTATGGCAGCGGCAGCCAACGCAGGCCAGGCAAATATAATGAGGCAAATGCAGCGAAGCTACACCGCTCGCCGGAGTATGGGTCTGTGAGCACTACTGCGTATTACCAATCTGTCTCAATCGCAGCACTGTCGCTGTCGAAACAAAACTATGACGCTACGGCATCGGATTTCCTGCCCTTTGAGGTTACCAATTATGCCGACAATGCAGGCAGCGATGCCAACGAGCTTACTATCACTTTCCCGCTTGGCACATTACAGCAGACAGACATTGAAAATTTAATCACAAAGGGATCCGCTGTTGTCGTCAGTGGAACTAACGGCACACAGACATTTTGGACGTTTACAGGTCGCGTTACTGATGCCGAGTTCAATTTAATAGCTGTAGCACTAACGGTTGGCTCACCATTGCGCCCAATCAGTAGCGGCGTGCAATTACCGGGAGTTGTGCCATTCCGGGTTTTGACGACTGCAAACGCAGGTAAGCTACCTCTAACAGGGCGAAGCTGATGGTTAATCAATTCGGAGGTAACCGTAGAATCACTGGTTACAAAACTTTCACAAGCGCGACTCAAGCGTATTGGGCAGGGGCGATTACATTTGATGCTTTGCAAGCCATCAGTGTTCGGCATCGAGGTCTTCCTCACACTGCTCCGATTTATGAATCTGTTGCAAAAGAAAAAGACCAAAAAAAGATTTCTCCGCAAAGGCGTCGCGGGATTGCAACTTATGCGTTAAATGCTGGCCAAGGTATTGCAAGTCTTGGCGACAGCATCCCGATTCTATTCGGCAAACGTACCAATACATCTGGCGGCTTGGTGGCAGTACCAGATGCGGTTTATATGCGTATGCACAGTGCTGGCGTTTATGAATGGCTGCGTGCTGCTTTTGTTATTGGAGAAGGCGGCAAACAGCTAGAGGTGCCTGTTGAGCGTGGGGTGCGTCTGGGACGCAAGACGCTTGATGTATTGGACGATAACTACTATTCGTTTGGTACGACCAACGGAGCAACTAATGATAACGATCCAACAAGCAGCATTGGAACGCAGGGATCATTCAAGGCGTTTTCAGATTTAACGGGTGCTGATGAGTATCTTGGCGGAACAATCAACCAAGGCGAGGTTCGTTGCTTCTCTCAGACTTTTGGCAGTGATGAGTCTTTTGGATTCAGTGGTGAGGAGCCTGACTGTGACGCTGCTGAGTTTGGTGATGTTGCTACTACAAGTATTACCGCTGTTCCGCTAAACACGGTTAAAGCGTTTGTTAGCAATACACGCAGCTGCGAGGTCACTGAAGTTGGTCTGGCTGTATCGCTAAACGCAACTGGTCCCGACAAGGACGGGATTGCAGGCCCTGGAACGTTATGGGTTGACCAGAATTCTGGCGACGTTCTTAGGATCACGTCGATTGCAGCTTATATAACCAACGTTTATTCTCTTGATCAAAGAAACGATGTGAACCTTAATAGTGCTTTTAAGAATACATTTGCTCGACTTGAACAGGAATGGAGCGACGGTAGGCGCTTCTTTGTGTATCTCGATTCCGCCACAATGACTCCTGTGGATGGATTTATCAATTCTAATAGAAATTTTATCAATCAGATTGGAACAACTTACTTTCCCTATGAAGGAGATAACAGGAATCGAAATACGTCAAAAGCAACTGGTTATGCACTGCCTATTCCAAATCCTTGCACGCCGCCAAATTTTGCGGCAATTCTGTCGGATCCAAACAATCCAAAAATGGCGTTTGAGATCTATTGGCGCGACGCAACAGTGGCTGGAAACGCTTGGCGACTGCTGACTCCCAAGCCGTTGATTGTTACAACGGCAGATTCAACAACGATGTTCTCAAACCTGAAAATTCAACATCCAAGTTTGAGTGCAGTCCAGTTTAAATTTGAGCCAATCAAGCCGGATGACTTCGCGAAAAATCACATGCAGTACAGCTCTACATTGCTGAGTAATCGCGTATCTCACCAAGCGCAAAGCAAGGGCAGCTTCCCAATTATTTATGGGCGCAATACGAGTGATATTTCCGTCAACGGAAACGATGGGTTCAAGATGACGTTCAGGGGCGCTTTAGCGTCGTTTAGCGGCGACGTGACGCTTGATGATAAGTCGGTTAATTACGCCGTCGCTATTAGCTACGTGAACGAGGTTATCCAAGACTCTCCGGACTATCCGTTTATGAGCATGGCACTGCTGAATGTCCGTGGCTTCAAGGGCATGACGAGCCTTGGTCAAATGTCGATCTACTACGACAACGGCGCTCAAATTAGGCTGCTGGAGACCAGTGCTGATGGAACATCAAACATGTTCCCGGAGTTAGCAAATTATCTGCTGACGACATTTCCCGGCACGACTTCTGGCGCGGTGGCATCTACAGCGATCGATACAGCATCGTTTTTAAAGGCAATTACGTTTACGCGCTCTAAAGGCTTGTTCTTTGATGGCGTCGTTGAGGATAAGAGTGGTGCATTTGAATTTATTGCAAGCTATGCACCGTACTTCCTGCTGAACTTTGGCATGGACCAAGGTAAGTATGCGTTTTCGATTGCCACGCAGGATTCATCGACTGGAACGGGAACTGCTACGGCAACTCAG